GGCAACTGCTTGTCTTTCATCTGAATGACCGGCACCGCCTCGACGCTCTGCACGCTGGAAACGGCCGGGCGCGCCGAAGCTGCGACCAACTTTTCCTGCGATTCGAGTCGTTCGATGTGAGCGTTAACCGTTTCGGTCTCGGTCTTGAACTTGTCGAAAGACTTCGTCTCTTCGTCGGTGAAGGTGCGATCTTCCGCGGCTGCTACGTCGACGGTTTCTTGCATTCCATGGAGCGCTGCATCGCGACGTGCGCGCATTGCTGCCAGTTGTTCAGCGATTGTCATGATTCGTCCTTGGTTGGAGTGGGTGAATTACCGTTTGTGGTCGGCGACGCCCAACCGCAGAATCGTGATTTGCGCGCGCGCAACATCGAGTTGCGATCCCGACGCGGATCGAAACAGAGCGCGGCGAATCTCCGGGGAAAACGAACGTGCAAGCGTCAACGCATTCGGGTTTGCCGGAATGCTGACGATGGAATTTTCAAGCAACTGTTGACCGACCCATTCATAGCCGCCGGTCCACTCGTTGGTTTTCGGGTCTTTGATCTCGTTCGGTTCCTTTGTTGGCTGGAATCCGACGGAGACGGCCTTCAGAATTTTCTGATCGACCAGTGCGCGCACGGCATCGACCATCGGAGTCGTGCCCGGCGCACCGAGCGTGATGTCAGCGATTAGTTTCTTGCCGGTGACGCGGACCTCGGCGGTGCCGACTGGGTCGGTCGCTGAATGACCGAATAGAACGATGGGATTCTTGCGATACTCGTCCAGCTCCCATCCGTCGACGCGAATGATGTCGCCGTAGCGATCGACTGATTCGTCGCTGGCGACCACGGACAGTTTGCCCGCGCCTGTGATCTCGGCGGCGCGAACCTCACGATACTGAACACCGACTGGAACGGCGCGACGCATGGCGCGGTCTCCCGAAGAGACCGGACCCCATTCCGTCGCTCTTGAAACCGAACTAGTCGCTGTGGGGGTTACTTGCTCGGGCGCGGAAACGCTTTGCGTTCCTGCGGGGGCGGGCGATCACGACTAGACATGGAGGCAAACCCAACTCGTTGTGGAAATTCTCTCCACCACGAGCCGGACCCCATTCCGTCGCTCGATCAGGCTAGGCGCTGTGGGGGTTACTTCTCGCCGTGCCGGCGAGTGTCGCGCGCTAGGTATGGACGGCAACATTACTCGCAGTGTTTTCGTCCGTCAAGAACAACATCGACGGCGCCCGCTCGGTGCAGTCGAGAAACATTCGCCGCCCAAGCGCGGTGAGTGTCGCCACTAGCCCATCGATTTTCACCAACGGATCGTCTTTATTTTTGCGCGGGAAAATGTTGCCCTTCATGTCTTCCTGCACCATGACGCATCCAACATTCCACGCCAACACCGGATTGGCGTTGTGATGCAAGCGACCGGACAGCGCGAGCGCTTCGATTTCCTTCATCGGCGGCGAAAAGTTTCCGACTGTCGGTCGATACTCGATCACGGGAATTCCAACGTTGTCCAGGTTGCTTGCCATCATTCGCGCCTGCCACGGATCGTAGGCCACGTCGACGATTCGGAAGTCGTTGTTGTCTTCGATCACCGTTGCTTCGATCAAGCTTAGGTCGTTGGCCTCGCCGGGCACGATGTGAATCCAGCCATCCTGAACCCATCCCGAATACGCGTCGTTGCGCTCGACGCTGGCCTCGGGAAGAAAAAAATCCACGAATAAATAATAATGCCGCACGCCTTCGATGTCGCGCCAAAACAAACGCGTTTTCGCAGCAAGGTCGACCTTGGTCGCGAGGTCCAACCCGACGATGCACTCGTCACCCTTGAAATCATCAACGCTCAAACTCGGATCGCCGCACGCATCCCACACCTGCATATCCATCCATAGCACAGCGGTGGAGGTCCAGATGTTCAAGTGCTTTTGCTTGAAAGCGTTTTGCCGAGAGGCTGATTGTTGCGCTTGATGGCATAGGTTGGCGATTGCATCAGGCATCACGCTGACATCCCAATTCGGGTTCGCCTTGATCCACGTTTTTTCGTCGCGCCAGTCGTCGTCTTTGTCGACCGTGTAGATCACCGCAAAAAATTGTTCGTCCTCAAACTTGCGCTCGAGGATTCGCTGCGCGTACTGCCATTGCTCGTAACCGATAGACGACTGATTGCTGGCGGCGGTGGTTATGCCAATCATCATCGGCTGCGTGCGCTTGCCGGTCGCGGTCTGCAACACGTCGAACACTTCCCCGTTTTTGTGCTGCGCGAGTTCATCGAGCACTGCAAAGTGGACGTTCAGGCCGTCAAGGGATGTTGCGTCGCGCGACAGCGGGCGAAACGTCCCGGCGTTGCTCTCTTGCGCGATGGCGTGCGCATTGACGGTGACGCCATAACGCGATCGAAACTCGGGCGCGCGTTCGGCCATGCGTTGCGCAGTGTCGAATACCAGACGCGCCTGTTGTCGGGTCACTGCCGCCGCGTACACTTCGGACCCGCCCTCGCCGTCTAGCGCCAGCATGTAAAGCGCAAGCGGCGCGGCCAGCGTGGTCTTCCCGTTGCCGCGTGGCACGTAGCAGAGAACGTATCGAAAGCGTCGCGCCCCGGTCTGCGCGTTGACCCACCCGAATGCGGACACGACCATGAAGCGCTGCCACGGCATGAGCACCAGTCGACGGCGCGCGCGCGGTCCCTTGATTTCGCGGAACAGCTGCAAAACGCGACAGACGCGTTCGGCTTTCGCGAAGTCAAAAGTATATTTCCAATCCGACTTGCCAATGCGTGCCCAATCACGCTCGTGCCGCTCGCATGCGAGTTGCACCAGCCGCCCGGTCGGGATGCGTTTGGCGAGCACGTCGCGCACGTACTGAAACGCCGACGCGCAATTCGGGTACCCGCGCTCGGCCAGTTCGATCAGGTCAACGTCGAGTCGTTGCGCTGGTCGCTTCGTCGATTCATCAACGGCATCCGAAGCCGCTAGTTCGTCCTCGGTCGGCTTTTGCCATGCTCGATGCGATGTCTGCCGTTTGCGCTCTGCATCAAGTAGCGCATCAACACGCTCTGGATCACTGAGCAGCGATTTGACTTCCGTCGCGCTCGGTTTCTTGATCGCTGCCTGTCTTACTTTGCTTCGCGCGCGATCTCTCTCTCGCTGCGCCGATTTTGCATCGGCAGCGGTAGCGTATTTTCTCGGTCGCCCACGTCCGCGCTTTTCAATCAATGTCGTCCCACGACGATGCGCTCGGCACCGATCCACTCATCGGCGGCGCGTGCTTCAAACGCCCAAGCGGCGAGAACCCTAGCTCGAACATCAACTTGCGCACCGCTTCGTCATGCGCCTTGTACGCGTAAAAATACGGTTGCAGAATCGGTTTGGTCGATTTTGGATGACGCATCACCGGGCCGAATTCCTTTAGCTTCGCGAACGACTTGTCACGCATCACGATCTGGCGCGCGAGCGTGGCGATCATGATGCCATCGGGACGGCCATGTACCGCTGGCAAAACGAACTCGGCGACTAGAAAATCGTAAACGCGTTTTTCGTCATCATCGAGCACTTCCCACGGCGGTAGGAAAGGCGTGCGATCCTTTGGTCGCACCGCCGCGTCATCGCGCACCTTGCTCGCGTCGTGACGTGCGGTGCCGTTTAGTAGTTTTAGAACCGCACTGCTGCGATGTCTGCCCATATCACGCCGCCGCTTTCATTTCGCCGTCGATCAACGCTTGCGCAAGTGATCGATCTGCCATGATCGGACCGACGTATTCGAAGATTGCGCAGGGACGCGGTTCTTTGGACTGTTCACTACCGTGTAGCAATGCTTTTGTTTCTTGTGGTGACTTGAGTAGCGCATTTCGCGTGATCGTCGAGCGCGTCGCCGCCGCCTTACGTATCGATGATGTCTTGCCCAACGCGATAAAACGACCCGGCGCTTTTTTCAACGACCAGTTTGCCGAATGATCAGCTGATCGAATGAATGCAGGATGTGCCGGGTATAAGTGCAGTCGTTGACCGATCGCGCGATACGCCGACCCAAGCGTGTCGAACAACACAAACGCAAGCCCCATGCCTTGAAAGTCCGGCAACGTCACGCCACGCGTAAGTCCGAACACGTCTCGCGCAGTCGGGTGCGGTCGCTTCAATACGCCCGCGAATGACGCTGGCGTGCCATTGACGAACAACACAAACGAGCGCGCGGCGCGGTGCATGTCGCTGGTCAGATAGTGAAAGCGAGCGAATAATTGCCACGCCGCATAATCGACCCGCGCGATTTCGACGTGAATGTCAGGTCGCCGATGAAGTGACCTCCGCGTGAACGTCATCGTCGCCGGTTCAAATGTCCAATCCGGTTGTAGCCAATCGACGATGTCATAGTGACATGACGCGCACACGATTTGACGCTCACGTTTGCGCACCCACTTTTGCACCGCATGGCTCGCGATCTGCGCAACCTGGCGGTCAACAACCGACGTGAACTCGTCGACGATGATCGGCTGATTCGGCGGTGTCTCGATCATGCGTCGTGCGAGATCGGCGCGGAATCGTTCTCCTGTCGACAGCACCTTGTGCGGTCGTAGCCACGCCGGGATGGTGTTGAAACCGACCGCTTGACACGTCGCGCAAATTTCCTCGAGCGTCAGCCCTTCGGCGAAATCGTCGACAACAGCGGCACCGTACCAATCGATGCGCAGTGCGTCGCCAAACATCGCATGGAGCAGCGTCGACTTTCCCGATCCCGATGGACCGAGAATCAGCCCGACGTTCCACGCTGCTGCATCGTATGGAACATCGCCATGCCATTCCAATCGCGATCGTTCCGACGGCGGGACATCGAACGCGCTTTCAAGCTGCCGCGCTCTTATCGATCGCGAAATTTCGGTTTCAACTACGTGGTCAACAGTCGGCATTGCCGTCCCTCGTTCTCAAGCTGCGACAACAGTGCCGCTTGATCGCGTTCATCGCGACACTGCACGATGATCGCATAGGTGAACGCATCTCCTAATTGTGGCGCAGAATCGGTGCCTACCAGCGCGAGCAACGATTGCAATTCTTCGTCGTCGAAGCCGGTTAGCTTCACATCGTAATCCGATTTATCCAAGTCGATCAGCTCGTCACGCAATAGCGCCAAATCCCAACCTGCATTGAGCGGAATCTTGTTATCGGCGATACGATAGGCGCGTTTTTGATCTTCGGATAGATGCGTCAGTCGAATACACGGCGCGTCCTCGATCGCGAGTTCATCGGCGGCCAGGATTCGGCCATGCCCGGCGATCACCGAATCGGCCTCGTCGATCAGGATCGGGTTGGTGAATCCGAACTCGCGAATCGACGCCGCGATCTGCGCGACTTGTGCTGGCGTGTGCGTGCGCGCGTTCTTCGCGTACGGCAACAGACGCTGCAATGGGACGTGCTCGATCATCACTGCACGTCGCCCCCATCACGCCCTGACGCTCCGGGCACCCTGCGTCGACTCTTCGCCGACGTGCTAGGAATACCCCCCAAACGTCGCGGGAACGCGCTGGCGGGGTTGGGGACAGGGAAAGACCCCTTCCGCTTGCCCCGAGGTCGCTGACGCCCCCCTGCGCCCTTCATTTGACCCCCTCGAAATTGATTCCTGACCCCCGGATCGATCCGTCTTTTGGGGGCCGTGATTTTTCGTC